CTGAACTAGAAGAAGCACAGTTAGATTTTATAAGAAGCACAAAAGCCATATACAAAGAAAAAGGAATAGATTTAGAAGTTTTGGAATGGGGAATTCAAGAATTTGAGTTAGTCTGTAAAAATAGCTAAAGAGGTGAGATAATGGCAACACAGGAGCAAAAGATTATTTTTAAAGCGATAGAAACAGTGTTAATCAGTTATAATAAATACAAAAACAGAATAAAAAAAGATTTGGAATATTTCAATAATCCAGTTTTATTAAAAAGTTATAGCTTAGAAAAAATTTCTGGGAGTGGTTTTGTAGAAGTAAAATCTGATATAGAGAGAATGGAAGACTTGAAAGCTATAATATCTAAGGACATTGGGTTATATGAGGCAATGATATTTCGGATAGATAGTGCTTTAGATATGGTAAAAGAACATGAAGACTATGATTTAATTCAAATAGGTTTTTTAGATAATCATTTCAAAAAAGATAAAGTTGATTATGAGAAAATAGCTGAAAAACTTGACATATCAGTAAAGACAGTTTATCAAAAAAGAAATAGAATTTTCCCACATTTAGAGTTTCATTTTAAGACTCAAAATTTGATACAGGTAAAAAACTGGTAAAAAACTGGTAAAAAACTGGGGATGGAAAGGTTAGAAAAAATGTGTTAGTATGATATCATGTAGCAAAGTTTAGAGATTCCTCTTTAAAAATTGTGGCAGTAGTTATTGAGGCTCTACTCTAAAAAAGCCTCTTCCAACTATTGGAGATTAGCTCAGTTAGTTAGAGCGTTTGACTGTTAATCAAAATGTCATTGGTGCAAATCCAATATCTCCAGCCATGATAATATCAATACTCTCGTGATTCTTAAATGAATAGGATACGTCCTCTACGAGAGTTTTTTTAATTTCAGGAGATTTTTATGAAAACATATAAAAAATTTTTTGATATAGGTTTTAGAGACGCACCAGTATTATTTGCACTAGGTAAATTATATGTAGGAAGCTACATAGATACACATACAACATTATTAAATAAGGTACTAGGGCTAAATTTAGAATTTGAAACAGTTAAAGAAAGTTTAGACATAAACAGAAATTCAAAAGAAATAACAAGGTTTCAAGACATTGAAGGACAGGTTTTATTTGGAAACTTAGCAGAAGGTACTATATACTGGGAACATTTTAGTGATAAGAAGTTATTGAAGAAAGTTGAGAAGTTAGAGCCTAATTATAGACACAAAATTTTAGCAGAAGTACAAAAGCGAGGATAATCGGAGGTGAAGTAGCATTGAAATTAAATGCAAGGCAAAAATCTTTCTGTGAATATTATGTAGCTAGTGGCAATGCTACTGAAGCTGCAATAAAAGCTAGATATAAAGAAAAGTATGCTGGAGTAAATGCTGATAAATTACTAAAAAATACTAATATTCAAAAATATATTGAAGAATTACAAGAAAAAGCAAAAGGCAACAGGATTATGACAGCAATAGAGAGAAGAGAGTTCTTAACATCAATGATAAAAGATGGATCTGTTAAAGACACTGATAGATTGAAAGCATTAGATATATTAAATAAAATGGATGGAGAATATACTCAAAAACTAGAAGTTAAAGGAGAATTAAAATCAGAGGATCCTTTTAAAGGATTATCAACAGATGAACTAAAAAAGGTGATATTTGGTGGAGATAAATAAAGAAGCAATAAAAAGAGCGAAATTAGAACTTGCAAGACGTGAGTTCTTTTTTTATTGTTATTTAAAATCTCCTGACTTCTATAAATATGAGAGAAAATTTTTAGTTGATTTATGTAATGATTTACAAAACTTTCTTACAAGTGATGATGAAGTACTTATCTTAAACCTTCCACCTAGACATGGAAAGTCAAGGACAGTAGGAAATTTAGTAGAATGGTTACTTGGTAGAGATATAAATGCAAAAATAATGACAGGAAGTTATAATGAAACTTTATCAACTACATTTTCTAAGAATGTTAGAAATACTATACAAGAAGTAAAAGGTGATGAAGATAAAATAGTTTTTTCAGATATATTTCCTGGAGTAGTTATAAAACAAGGTGATGGTGCTATGAACCTTTGGAGTTTAGAAGGCGGATACAATAATTATCTAGCAACTGCACCTGGTGGAACTGCTACAGGTTTTGGTTGTAGTCTTATGATAATAGATGACTTAATCAAAAATAAAGAAGAAGCTTACAATGCTAATGCTTTAGATAAACATTGGGAATGGTATGCACAAACAATGCTTTCAAGACTTGAAGAAGGTGGAAAAATAATAATTATAATGACTCGTTGGGTTAGTGGTGACTTAGCTGGTAGAGCAATAGAACATTATAAAGCAGAAGGTAAAAAGATAAAACATATAAAAATGAAAGCTGTTCAAGATGATAAAGGTACTATGCTTTGTGATGAAATATTAAGTTATAAATCTTATTTATCAAAAGCAAAAGCTATGGGACCAGAAATAGCTTCAGCCAACTACCAGCAAGAGCCAATAGATATAAAGGGTAGATTATACAGTGAATTTAAAACTTATGTTGATTTACCTAAAGAAAAGATTGTTAAAATATCTGCCTATTGTGATACAGCTGATACTGGAGAAGATTTTTTATGTAATATCATTTATGCAGATTGCAAGGATAGTGCTTATATACTAGATATTATCTATACCAAAGAAGCTATGGAAATAACTGAGCCACTTGTTGCAGAAGCATATAAAAAGTTTAATGTAAATGTAGCAGATATAGAAAGCAACAATGGTGGTAGAGCATTCGCAAGAAACATTGAAAGAATTACAAGAAATAAAGGAAATTATAAAACAGTTGTTAAATGGTTTCATCAATCAGTAAATAAGATTGCAAGAATATTATCAAATAGTGCTTGGGTTAATGCAAATATCTATATGCCTGTTGACTGGAAAAATAAATGGAGTGAGTTTGCAAAAGATATTATTTTTTACCAAAAAGAAGGTAAGAACAAGCATGATGATGGACCAGATGCTTTAACTGGTGTTGCTGAAAAGACAATAAATAGAAACGAAATGAGAACAATAGATAGAAATATCTTAGGAATAAGATAGGAAGGAGGATTAGTGACTGTAGAAGATTTAAAAGAAGCACTGGAGGCATTTATAAAAAATGAATTGCCAGAATTACAAAAAATGGAAGATTATTACAGTGGAAAACATAATATTTTAAATAAGAAAGATAGAAGTGATAAGAAAAAAGATACTAAGTTAATTAATAATTATCCTGAATATATTACAACTATTGCAACAGCTTATTTCTTAGGAAAACCCATTGCTTATGCTTTACAAGATGATAAATTAAAAAAAGATTTTGAAAAGTTATCTGAATATTTAGCAACAGAAGAAGAGCAACAAGAAAACTTTGAGCATTCTCAAAATTGTAGTATTTTTGGTAAATCTTATGAACTCTGGTATAAGAATTTGGATAATACTATTGGAAATGTAGTTGTGGATCCTAGAGATTGTTTTATTTTAAGAGATAACACAGTAAAGAAAGATATAAACGCTGCTGTAAGATGGGATAAAACTAAAAATAAAGAAGATAAATGGATTTATACATTAGAAGTTTATGATAGTACAAGTGTTACTACTTATGAATTTTTATCAGATAGTGATAAAAAAGAAGTTCCGGCGGTAAAAGGAGAAACTAAACTACACGGATTTAACCAAGTCCCAATTGTTGAGTTCCTAAACAATAAAAGGGGTAATGGAGATTTTAAAAATGTAATTTCTTTGATAGATGGCTATAATGAAGCAACATCAACTGCTATTGATGACATGAAAGACTTTACAGATGCATACTTAGTTTTAGTTAATATGGGTGGAACCACTGATGAAGAAATAGAAAGAATGAATAAAAATAAGGTTATGCTTATTAATGAGCAAGGTGATGCTAAGTGGCTTGTTAAGCAAGTTAATGATAACTATGCTCAAAACAATAAAAATAGATTGAACCAGGATATTCATAAGTTTTCTATGATACCTGACATGCAAGACAAAGAGTTTAGTGGAAATAGCTCAGGAGTTGCTTTAGGATATAAGTTATTAGCTTTAGAACAATTAGCAGCACAAAAGGAAATGTATTTTAAAAAGGCAATTAATCAAAGATTACAACTCATGATAGATTTTCATAACTTAAAAATAAAATCTACTGATATTCAAAAAGTTTTTACTAGAAATGTTCCAAAGAACTTAGTTGAAGCAGCAGACACTGCTCAAAAGCTACAAGGAATAGTATCACATGAAACTATTTTATCTACATTGCCTTTTATTGAGGACGCTAAAGGAGAACTAGAAAAGATAAAAGCTGAAGAAGATATAAATGTTATGAAAGATATGAATACTCCGATTAGAGTTGATGTAAATGACTCAAAAGAATAGAGATTATTGGGAAGAAAGACAAGTTAAAAGAGAAGCTAAGGCTTTTACTACAATACAAGATGTTGAAAAAGAGTATAAGATTGCACTTGAAAAGGCTAAACAAGATATAAATAAAGAAATTAGCAGAATAACAACAACTTATATGAATGATAATGTTTTAAATTATAATGAAGCTTTGAAACATTTAAAAAGTGATGATTACAAAGTTTGGAAAAAAGATTTACATGATTATATGAAAGAATATAACAAACTTTTAAAGAATGCACCTTTACAAGCACAAAAATTATATTTAGAAATTGAAACATTATCTGCTAAAAGTCGTATAAGTAGATTAGATAGTCTTAAATCACAAATAGACATGGAATTAACGAAGTTAATATTCAGAGTTGAGAATGATAGTATTAATGCATTAACATCAGTTTATAGAGATACTTTTATAGAAGTAACAAAGGATTTAGGGATTAATCCTGTTGTTAGTAGAGATAAAATAAAAACAGTCCTGGATAAGCCATGGAGTGGTGCTAATTTTTCTCAGAGACTTTGGAGCAATACAGATAAACTAGCAGAAACAGTAAAGCAAGAAATAGTTAATGGTATGATACAAGGTATTAATCTGAAAACTATGACTAAAAGAGTTTCTGAAAGATTTGAAACAGCTAAAAAGAATGATATCGAAAGACTTCTAAGAACTGAAGTTAATTATACTTTAAATCAAGCTACCTTAGATGGATATAAAGAAGCTGGGATAGAAAAATATGAATTTAGTGCTACATTAGACAATAGAACTAGTCAAATATGCTCTGAATTACATGGTAATATATTCGAAATAAAAAATATAGCTGTTGGACTTAATTATCCACCAATGCACCCAAGATGCAGAAGTACGACTATCCCAATTATTGATTATGAAAGCTTAGTTAAACAAGGTAGAGAAGAAATAGAGAAGAATAATTACAGTTTGGATAATAATAATAATGATTTTACAAGTGATGAAAATAATATAACTAAATTTAAGAAAGCCGAAACTATTGAAGAAGCTGAAAATTATGCTAAAAATATTTTAGGTTTAACAAAAACAAATTATTCAAACATGCATGTTGATGTTGCTAACACTATTAATTTTGAGATAACTAAATTATATGATGTTTTTAAAGGAATAGATAAATCAGGTTGTTTAAAAGGATTCACTGTTGTAAAATCCAAAGATCTACCTTCAGGGTCTCTTGCTGGGTACTGTCCTTCTATAGGTACTATAAGAATCAAAAATGTTAGTTACAAAACATCATTAAAAAGAATGGAAGAAAAAGTCATTTCAAGTTTTGAAAAGGGCTGGTGTAGTACATCTAGTGCTGAACATATTATTAGACATGAGTTAGGTCATAGTGTGCAACATTGGTTAGTAGATACTGATATGGTGAAATTATTAAAAATAGATGATTTAAGAAAAAAGGTATATAATAAGTGTGAATTAGGACCATGGTATCATGGAGCTTCTGAAGAAGATAAGAAAAAAGCAGGAGAATATTTATCATATTATGGTTTGATGGATAATGGTGAATTTATAGCTGAATCAGTCGCTGAGTATATGTCTGGAAATCCTCGTAATGTAGCTAAAAAAGTAATTGATATTTTATTTGGTAAGGAGTGAGAATTTAAATGATTATAATAGATGAAAATCAAGCTCAGTATTTATTAAAACATTTGAAAGTTAACCAAGAAAAACCATTCACTTATATATTTCATAAAAATGGTAATATTACTCAAGCAGAAATCAAAAATTTATTACATTTTGATAAAACATTAAAAAATCTATATGGGTCAGATTGTGGGATCATAAATTTAGAAAAACTACTATCATTAAAAAAATAAAACAATTAAATCACAAAGCACTTAGCTAAAAACTAGGTGCTTTTTTTATTGCAAAGAAAGGAGGGGCAGAGACAAATGTTGTCGTACTGAGGGACATTAAACATCTGGATAAAAATACAGTCAAACAGGACTTTAAACAGGAGGAAAAGATGAAAAATTTTAAAATTAATATTCAACAATTTGCAGAACCAGGAGAACCAAAAACATTTACTCAAGAAGAAGTCGATAAAATGATAGAAACTAGACTTAAAAGAGAAAATGAAAAATTTGAAAAAGCTAAAAAGGAACTTGAAAGACAGCATAATGAATCTATAGAGGATTATGAAGAAAGAATTAAAAATGCTAATCTTACTGCAGAAGAAAAGCATAAAAAAGAACTTGAAAAGATTCAAAAAGACTTAGATGCAAAGAATGCTGAACTTTCAAAGATTAAGACAGATGAAATCAAAAGAACTACTTTAGCAAAGTATAAAATGCCAGATAAATTTTTAGATAGAATTAATGGAGTTACAGAAGAAGAAATAGAAGCATCTGTTAAAGGTTTTGCAGAAACCATGGGAGAATATGTGAAATCTCTTGGTGCTAGTGGAGTACCTGGAGCTATGAATGGTGGAAGTAATGGTGGAGCTGATAAAAAAGCTCAATTAGAAGATTTAAGAAAAAAAGCTTTTGAAAGTGGTTCTGATATAGACAGAGCTAACTATGTAAGAGCAAAACAAGAATTAGAAAACTCAGGAGGTAATGAATAATGAAAAAATTTATAACACTTTTAGGAATGACTGGATTAAATATCCAATTATTTGCAGATCCAAAAATAGATAAACAATTAAACTCAACAAATCAAGCAATATCAAATGATATTTTAGAAGAATTACAATTAGTAAATCCTAATAATTCTCCTATCATATCTCACATTTTAAGAGGTGGAAGAGTAGATAAAGCAACATCTACAACTATTGAATGGATAGATCATTATGAAAGAAAAACAACATCTAGTTTAAAAGTTGCTTTAAATGCTGGAGTAACTGAAATTCAAGTAGTAGATGAAGATATTTTAGTTCAAGATGCTTTGTTATCAATTGGAGATGAAATAGTAAAAGTTATTAAAGTAAAAACAGACAATAAAGCGGATGTGACAAGAGGATATGCTGGAACAACATCTACTGCTGGAAATATAGCAGCAAATACAATAGTTCAAAGTCTAGGAATAGAAATGGAAGAAGGTGGAGAACTTAAAAAGTCTTCTGTTAGATTACCTGTTCATATCACAAATAACACAGGAATCATATATGAAGAATATGAAGTAACAGAAACAGCTAAACATTTAAATCCTCATGGACAAGGTGGACTTTCTGTAAGAGAATTAGAATCTCAAAAGAAAAAAGATGAGATGCTAGGAATTATGGAAAATAAACTTTTAAATGGAGTTAAATATGTAAATGGTAAATTAAGAATTTCTGGTGGTATAAAATCTTTAATTAAAGAACATGGAATAGTTTTAGATGCTGGAAATCAACCTTTCTCAGTTGATTTATTGACAACAGCAGTAAAAGCAATAGTTAATAAAGGAAATCCAGGAGCAGCAGATTTAAAAGCTGGTAAATACTTTGTATGTGTACCTTGGGATATAGCTATTCAAATTAATAAATTGAATAAAGATATAGTTAGAGCTGACATAAAAGAAAAAGTAACAGGAACTGTAATCACAGAAATAGTTACAAATGCAGGAGTTGTATCTGTGTTCCCAGCTCCATCTTTAGCACCTAATGAATTTCTATTAATTAACTTGAATGAGGTTAGTTTAAGACAATTATACCCAATAAAAGAAGAAGTAGGAGCTAAAACTGCTTTAGCTGATAACTATTTCTTGCATGGGGAATATGCACATCAAATAAAAAATTTACCATTCCAAGTGCATGTTAAAAATGTAAAAATATCATAGGAGGTAGTAATGGCTAAAAAACAAGATGAAATAACTAATATTGAAGAAACAAAAGAAATAATTTTTGAATCTAGCTATAAAAATTTGATAATAGCTGGGACTTCTATTCAATTCAAAGATGGAGTTTACTCGACATCTGATGAAAATGAAATAGAGATATTAAGAAATAATAACCTTGTAACTGAGGCAGGAGAATAAAACTCCTGCTTTTATCATATTAGGAGGTTAAGATGGATGAAACTTACAACAAAATAATTGAAAAAGTGAAAGAATTAGCAACTATCAGCAACGAAGCTATTTTGAAAATTCGAGTAACAATTTTAGTTAGAAAAGCTTTAAACTTTATGAATAGAGATGATTTTCCAGAAGAATTAATAGATCCTGTTGCTGAGCATTTAGCATTAAAAACTATTGAAGAAACAAACTTACAAGGGAATATTTCTAAAGTAACTGAAGGAGATACAACAATAGAATACAACACATCTAATAATACAACTGATGAAATGTTCTTATCTTTAAAGAGTCAATTATTTAGATTTAGAAAGGTTGGGACTGTATGAGTATATTAGATAAGTTGCATACCGATAAAGTTACAGTCATTAGATCTGTTGTAGTTGTAGATGAATATGGAGGAGCTTTTGAAGAACAAAGAGAAATATTAAGCAATATTCCCTGCAGACTTTCACAAAAATGGTTGAGAAGTGTGACTCCAGGAATAATTAATAGTAGTGGTCAAGAATATAAACTGTTTGTAGGTTTGGATATAGATATAAAACAAAATGACTTACTTAAAGTTATAAGAAAAGCTGATGGAGCTGTTTATATGTTCAAGGCATCAAAACCTTTAGCTTACAACATAATAAAACACAAGGAAATAGCCTTGACAGAAGTATCTGAAAATGAGGTAGATTATGGAACTTAAAGGATTTAAAGAGTTCGATAAAATTCTTATAGAAATAAAAGAAAAAGCTCCAGAAACTACTAAAAAATTTTTGATGTTACAAGCTGAGGATTTGAAAAAAGATGCTAAAGAATTAACACCCGTCGATACTGGTACTTTAAAAAATGCTTGGCAAAGAGAAAATGGAAAAAGATTAACTGGAAATACATTTTCTCAAATAGTATTTAACATGACTAATTACGCTCATCATGTTGAGTATGGTCATAGAGTTGGGAGAAGCAAAACAAAATTTGTTAAAGGTAGATTTATGCTTAGAACAGCTGTATCTATGAGGCAAATTAAATTCTATAAAGATTTAAAAAATTTTTATGGAGGATTGATAAAAAAATGAAATGGGCAGATATAAAGAATGCATTAAATAAGATTATTTCTGAAAAATTAAAAATAAACCCATACAGTGAGGATATAGACAATGTCAAAAAACCTTGTTTTTATATTGACTTAGTTAGCTATAAAAAAGAGTTTAACTCTGAATATAGAGAATTAAAGACAATAGATATTGATATTATCTATTATCCAAAAACTAATAGAAAGCTTACTAATGCTGAGATATTAGAAAACTTAGAAAACTTAGATGATGCATTTGAAATAGAAGGTAAAAAGGTTTTGCATGTACTGGATAGATATCTAACTTTAAGAAATACAGATATAACTATTGTAGATAGAGTTGGGCATTATGTCTTTACATTGAGTTTATATGATTTATACGGAAAACCTTATGATTATGAGTTAATGCAAGACTTAAAATTAAGATTTAAAGAAGGAGGTAGCAATTAATGGGAAATGAAGTAGGACAAATAAAGCCATTCCCTGATTTGAAGGTCGCATTTGAAACTTTAGCTAGAACAGCTATACAAAGAAGTGCTAGAGGAATTGCTTGTTTAATTTTAAAAGATAGTAAAAAAACTACAAAATGGGTTACATTAAAAACTATAGCTGATTTGAAGGATAAAGAGTGGGATGCTAAGAATGTTAAATACATTAAACTAGCAATGCACTATGGAGCTAATAAAGTATTGGTAAGAGTATTGCAAACAGGTGAAAACTTAGATGATGCTTTAGGTGAATTTGAACAAAGAAAAATGCAATGGTTAGCTTATCCTGCAGCAGAACAAGCAGATGATCAAAAGTTAGTAACTTGGGTTCAGCAAGTTTTTGGAACTGATGGAGCTATTGGTAAAAATGTAAAATATGTATCTAGCTTTGCAAATAATACAGATCATGTTGCTATTGTAGAACTTGCTAATCCAGGAACATATAAATCTATTTATGGAGATTTTACGGCTCAAGAATACACAGTAGCGATTGCAGGACTTATCGCTGGAATGCCAATTAATAGATCTGCTGACAATAAAGTTATGAGTGATTTGACAGAAGTCGAATACTTTGAGCCTAAGTTAGGTAAATTTTCTCTTTATATGGATGATGAAAAAGTTAGAGTAAACTATGGAGTAAATTCAAAAACTACTTTTGATAGCATTTGGAAAAAAGATACTAGAAAAATAAAAGTAGTCGAAGGAATGGGATTTTTAGCTGATGATATTAAAAATACATTTAGAAATTACTGGGAAGGTATTTATATATGTGACTATAATAATAAGATGAACTTTTGTTCTAATGTTACTAAGGTTTATTTTAAAGAAATGGCTCCAAATGTCTTAAATGGCGATTACAACAATAAGATAGAAATAGACTATGAAGCGCAAAAAAGATTAGTTGTATTAGATGGAAAAGATCCAGATGATTTAACAGAAATGGAAATCTTAAAATACCCTAGTGGAGATGATGTATTTTTAACTGGAGATGTTAGATTTTCTGATACTATGGCTAATTTGAGCTTAATTATTAAAATGTAATAGGAGGTTATAATGGCAGATACAAATATAAGAGGTTATCATACCATTGCTGGTGCTCATGGTACTCTGTGGATAGATAATGAAAAAATAGCTGAATTTTCTAAAGTCAATGCTAAAGTTACTCCAGATAGAAAAGATGTACAATTAGGACTATCTGTGGATAGTAAAATCGTAGCATTGAAGGGAGAAGGAAGTATTACTCTTGAAAAAGTATATTCAAGAGGTAAGAAAATAGCTGAGAAATTAATAAAAGGACATGATCCAAGAGTTAGAATAGTTACTAACTTAGCAGATCCTGACACTCCTGGAAAGCAAGAAGAAAGAATATCTTTAGATAATGTTTGGTTTAATTCAATCGATTTAATCAACATTGCTAGAGGAGAAATTGTAGAGGAAGAATATCCATTCGGATTTACTCCTGAAGACCTAGCTTATGAAAATGATATAAAATAGGAGGGGAAAATGTTAATTACAGCAGATATGCTACTTGAAAATAGTAAAAAAATAAATAATGATAAAAGAGAAAAAGTAAAAATCTATGTAAAAGAATTAGATGGAGATTTGGATTGTGAGCTTTTAAACAAAGAAGATTACTTAGATTTAATCTTGTCTAAAGAAAAGGATAAGGATTTAGAAGTAATTTATAACTCTTGTTCTATTTTTAGAGATGATAAGCTAATAGAAAAGCTAGGTTGTAAGAGTAATCCTGTTTCTGTTGTGAGCAAAGTTTTAAAAGACCCAACTATTTATAGACTAGCAGATTTAATCTTAGTAGTTTCTGGATATGGAGAAAAAGATTTAGTTAGCATAGTTGAAGAAACAAAAAACTAATAGAGAGCGACTGGAAATTAAGTACAGTCGCTCATTATTTAAATAGAGGACATAAATTAGAAGAACTTAGAAAACTCTCAGAAAAAGATTTATTTTACATGTACCTTTTAAAAGAATAATGCTATAATATAGTATATTAAATTCATTTTAGGAGGGAAATTTTATGAAAAAGTTTTTATTTGTGCTATTTATTTTTATTTCAGTTATTAGTTTTGGTGCTACAAGATATGTTACTAAGAATGGTACATTCCCTTATACGAGAACCAAAGAACAATTGGATGATATATTTATGTATATTAATTCAAAGGATATGCCTGCTTTAAAAAAATATATGAATCAATTGATAAATAGTGGTGATGGTGGATATTTGAAACCAGGGTTAGAAGTTGAAGTAGTTGATACAGCAGACTTTGCTAGTGTAGTAAAAATTAGATTGGTTGGAGATACAATCCAATGTTGGACTGTTAGAGAGGCAATCCAAAAAAAATAAATAATGAATAAAATAATTAAATTAAGGGCAGTTTAAAACTGCTCTTTTTTATTTGGAGGTGAAAAATTGGAACATGTACTAAGTGCTAGACTAGAACTCAAAGATAAATTTACAGCTGTTGTAAATAAAGCAGAAAAAGGACTAGCTGGACTTTATCAAAAAGCTAAATCTATGAATTGGGAAAAAGTTAATTCTGGATTGAATAAATTTGGTGCGGTTGCTGTTGGTGGTTTAGCTGGATTAGGAGCTATTGCTGGAACATCATTAACTGCTTTTGCAGATTTGGAAGATCAAGTTAGAAGAAATAAAGCTATTATGGGAGCAACAGCTGCTGAAGAAAATATGCTAATGACTCAAACTAGAGAATTAGGAAGAAGTACAAAATTTACAGCTCAAGAAGTAGCACAAGCCCAAATGTACCAAGCTATGGCGGGTATGAAAACTAATGAAGTACTAGAAATGACACCAAAACTTTTAAAACTTTCTATTGCATCTGGAGAAGATTTAGCTAGTACATCCGATATTCTAACGGACAATATGACTGCCTTTGGGATAGAGTTAAAAGATGTAGATCATTTTATGGATGTTATGGCCGCAACAGCTAATAATACTAATACAAGTATTGCAGGATTAGGTGAAGCTTATAAGTATGTTGCAGCAACATCTAGAAGTTTTGAAAGTATGGAAGAAGTTAATATAATTTTAGGAACTTTAGCAAATGCTGGAGTAAAATCAGGAAAAGCAGGAAGAAACTTAGCAGCAATATATGCTAGACTTTCTAAAACTACTCCTGACATGGATGCAGCGTTAAAAAAAGTAGGACTAACTTTATATGATAATAATGGTAAGTTTAAAGGATTAAGAAAAATTCTTGAAGAAATAAAACCTGCATTGGCTAGGATGACAGATGAACAAAGAAACTATTTTTTAACAACTATTGCAGGAACAGAAGGAATGACACTTTTATCAACTTTACTAGAAACAAATAAAGAAGATATGGAAAAAGTCGAAAATGCTATCAGAAATGCAGATGGTGCAACTGAAAAAATGGCTAATGAAATGGGAAATACAACTAAAAATAAAATTGCTGAATTTAGAAGTGCTGTTGATGATTTAAAGTTATCTATTGGAGAAGGTTTAGCACCAACTGCAACTGACTTCATAAATAAGTTTACTTCTAAAATGGCTGAGTTGAATTCTAAGGGAACTTTTGATACTCAGAACGTTGAGGCTTATTTTAATAGAATATTCTCTCTTACAGCTGAGGCTATTAAAGGATTTGCTGCATTAAAAGTAGCAGCTATGGCAGAGAATATTTTTCCTGGTGCTGGAAAATATGTAATAGGTGGTTATGCAGCATATAAAGCTGGTAGATCTGTTGGAAACTGGATAGGAGATAAAGTAGGAAGAACAAAGAATAAATGGGAATTAAGAAAAGAATACCAATCAAAAGGGTATACTTGGGATGAAGCTAATGCACAAGCTGAAAAAGATTTAGAAACTATAGATTTAAGAAATAGTAAAACAGATAGTGATGATAAAATCATGTACATAAAAGCAAATATGTTAAAAGAAAAAATAAAAGAAAATAAAGGCTCAGGAAAAGGACTAGAGCAATTAATGAATGAAACAGATGAAGACTTTAAAGAAAGAAGAAGACTTGCTAAATTATCACCTCAAGATTTAGCTAAAGAACAAGTTGTACAACAAAATAAAACTGTCGAGTCTTTAAATAAACCTATACCACCAATTGGAAAGCCTCTACCTAAAAAGCCAAAATCTGAATATGAAAAAGCTTTTGCAGATTTAGGTGTCAAAGCACCTATAGCAGCAACTACTAATTTTTCTCCTCAAGTAAATGTTAATATGGGTGGAGTTGTAATAAAAAATGAAGCAGATTTAGAAAAAACTGCAGAAATGTCTAAACAAAAAATAATGGCGGAATTAAAAAATTATGTACAAATAACAAATTAAAGGAGGCCCGATATGAAACCAACATTTATTTTATTGAAAAATTCTACAAGTACTCCTTTTTTCTTTGTGGTTCCACCTTTAGATTTAAAGATTGAAAGTGAGCAAGACACACAGATTTTTAAAATAATTGATGTAGGAGAAAAGACATTAATAGGAAATAGAAAAGCTGAAAGGATTAGTTTTTCTACATTTTTTCCTAATCTTAAATCTCCTTTTTTTAATTATTTACTATCTGCAACACCATCTAGCTGTGTTGAAACATTAACTAAATTAAAAAACGATAAAGAACCTTTAACTTTAATTGTTCCTGAGTTCAACATATTTTTTAAATGCTATATCCAAACTCTAAATTTTTCTATAATTGAAAGAACTGGAGATATAGATGTTGAAATAAGTTTAATTGAAATTAGTAAAAATAAAACATTGCTAGATGTAGCTAGAGGCTTACTCCAAAGGTGATAATATGGAAAAAGTAAAAATATATGTTAATGGAAAAGAATATAAAAATATTTTTATTCAGGTTATATGGAGTGGTGCAATTCACGGAACTGCTAGAAAGTTAGAAGTTGAGTATTTAGGAGATATCATAACTGAAATAGGAGATGAAATTGAATTTTCTTATGATGATGAAAAATTATTTGTTGGAAAGGTATTTTTTCATTCGAGAAAAGGAGATACTGATGTTAAAACATTCTATGCCTATGACAATTCTATTTATCTTAACAAAAATAACTTTGTTAAAAATTTCTTTAGGAAAAAGCCTTCTGAAATTATAAAAGAAATATGCGGAGAACTTAATTTAAAAGTAGGTAAAATACCACAAGATGAAGTTACTTGTACTTATCCAGCTATTGACAGAAGCGGATACGAAATTATATTGAATGCTTACACAATACAGCACAGAAAAAATAAAAAGATTTATTCTATTGTGAGTAATGATAAAGCAATAGATATAGTTGAACAAGGAACACATGCTGATGTTCTTTTAACAAGTGCAGATAACATTTCTACATCATCTTATGAAGAAAGCATAGAAAATATGATAAATCAAATAGTTATCTATAAAGTTGAAAATGAGAAGCAACAAATACTTAATAAAGTAGAGAATGCAGAAGATAAAAAGAAATTTGGATTATTTCAACAAGTTATGCAATATGAAAAAGATGTAGATAATATAGCAAATGCTAAGGATATGCTAAAGAGTGTAGAAAAGAGTGCAAAATTGCAATGTTTAGGGAATGTATTAATTCAAGCAGGGTATAACATCGGAATACAAGAACCACATAGCGGTCTTGTTGGAGATTTTTTAGTTAAATCAGATACTCATATTTTTGAGGGAGAAACCCATTATTGTAATATTGAGTTAGCTTTTGAAAATGTTATGGATAAAGCAGAATTTGAAAACAAAGAAAAAGTTAAAAAAAGTGATAAAACTAAAAAAAGTAAAAAAGCTAAAAAAGAGAAAAATAAAAAAGTAGATAAATTAGATCAACTGTTTTCAGAAGGGTGGGATAAGAAATGAGCGAATTAGGTTCTTTAATAGGTGAAATGATAGGACAAGCTACAAAAGGAACATCTATCATAAAGGCATCTGTAGTCACTCCACCCCCAAAATTAACTATTGAATTTGATGGTCAAGTTATACCAAGTGAGCAAATTTACTGCAGTAATTACTTATTACCTCATTATCATAGGGATTATACGATAGATGGTGTTATTGATGAAATAAAAATAGATGTATCTAAATATGATTACGATAATACTACTCAGGACGCTATGGGGCATAAAATACCAAAGTTAAATGGAAGTGGAAACTATCAGGGAAATGGAACATATAAATCTCACAAGGATATTTGGTTCGAGGATACATTACAAAAAGGCGATGAAGTACTTGTTCTTGTTATGGGTGTACATTATGTAGTTGTAACAAAAATAGTTAAAATGCCGAGTGGAGCAATTAAGGGGGTGTAATGTGGAAAAAGATTTTAATATTTTTCTTAAAAAAACGGATACAGAAGTTGAAGAAATGGCAACTTTTAAAGAATATGCCATAGATTTTAAAACTGGAGAATATATAAAAGAAGGAAATGATATAAAAGTTTTAGAGAAAAATGAAGCTTTAAAAGTATGGATATTTAAGGCATTAAAGACTGAAAGATTTAGATATACTGATGTGCATAGTGATGAATATGGGAGCGAATTAGGAACTAATATAGGAACTATCTATCATAAAACGGTTAAAGATGCATTAATGATAAATCAAATAAGAGATACACTATTAGTAAACCCTTACATCACAGAGTGTTATAACTTTGAAATTTCTAATGAAGAAGAATATGTTCCACAGATAACATTTAACGTTAAAACGGTATATGGTGAACTAGAAATGGAGGTGTAAATGAAAGATAAAATTGAGTTAAGAAATAATTTCTTAGATAATCTTAAAAACCCACTTTCAAAAATGGAAGGGACCTATAACTTTGATATTGCTGCAACTTTTGGAATAACAGCAGAAGAAGTTTATAAAGAGTTAGAGTTTTGGGAGAAACAAACATTCATAGATACTGCAACAGAAGATGAATACGTTGATAAACATGCTTTAATGTTTGGAGTAAAAAGAAGGGTAGGAACTAAGGCAAAAGGAACTCTAAAAATAACAGGAAAAGCAAACTCTATCATAGAAGAAAATACAATATTTCTAAATAGAGATGGTATAAAATATAAATCTTTAAGAAAAGAATATCTTAGCACAGCTGGAGTTGCAGATATAGAAATAGAATGCTTATCAGAAGGAAAAGTAGGTAATGCTGCTATTGGAGAAATTACAACTTTTGAAATTCAAAATAGCAATATCTACAGTGTTACGAACGAAAAAGAAATTATAAATGGATATGATAAAGAACCTAATTCTGTACTTGTAGCTAGAGCTAAAGAAAAAGCTACAAGACCTGCTCACAGTGGAAATATATATGATTATGAGCAATGGGCTAAACAAGTTGATGGAGTTGGAAAAGTCTTAGTAAAACCTCTTTGGAATGGTAATGGAACTGTTAAAGTTCTGATTGCTAACTATAATAATGATATTGCAGATTCATCTCTAATTCAAAAAGTTAGAGAAAGAATACAAAGCGATGACGGTAGACCTGTTGGAGCAGATGTAACTATAGAAAGCTTTAGAGCTAAGACTATAAACATAGAAGTTAATACTATATTAAAATCTGGATATGCTCTATCAGATGTAAAAGAAAGAATCGAATCTCTTTTAAAAGCTGTTATAAAAACTGGGAATGCTACTTTTGAGAAAGCTAATAAAACAATACTATCTATTAATCGTTTAGAGAAAGCTATTTTAGAAATAGACGGAGTAAATGATAACTTTGTAAAAGTAAACAATTCTAATTCTAATATAGAAATTGCCGACGATGAAATTTTAGTAGTTGGGACAGTGATTATAAATGAGCAATAGATTAATTAAGAAAGTTTCAAAAATAGCTAGAAATAGTTTACAAGAAGATTTAATCAGAACACTAGATTTAATCTGTGAATATGCTAAGAATGATATACAGAAATACAAGGAGCTATTATTCATAGCTTTTTTTAATGAGCAACAAGTGGCTAACTATGAGAGATTTATGGAGTTAGATTATAAAAACGGATGGAGTTTACAAGATAGAAAAGACAGAATTATCTATACTTTACTATCGAAGAATATCTTTACACCTCATGTTTTGAAGGAACAAGCTAAGATATTCACAAATGGAGAAATAGAAGTTATTGAAAATTACAATGATTATTCTTTCATAATTAAATTTACTTCAGTAGTCGGAATACCATCTAATTTGGATAACTTTAAAAACTTTATTCATATTAATAAACCAGCTCATCTAAATTTTAGTATCGAATTTAGATACAACACACACAATCAAGTGGCTTATTTAGTTCATAATATTTTGAAAAGCAAAACTCACAAACAGATATATGATACTAGACTTTATAATGATGCTGATATTATTGGAAAGTATCACAAACATATTGAGTTAAGTTCTGTGAAACATGTATCTTTAAAGACTATAAAAAATAGAAGTATTTATGATGAAAGGAGATAGGAATGGCAGAATATACTAAGCATTTGAGATTAATTAAACCCGGGGGAAATGATTATTATAATATAGACGATTTTAATCAAAACTCAGAGTTGATAGATAAGGAAACAGAGAAATTAAACAATGCTGTTACTAAAATTCAAGAAGGGGCATCGAGAGAGAAAGCAGGGATAGTACAGTTTGGAACAGAAGAAGGCAAGGCATTAGAAGGAATGATGTTAGCTAGATTAGCTGGATGTGTTGGGTATGGTGGAGATATACAAACAGCAGGAGTTAAGGACATTAACTATATATATTATGACAGAAATACTAGAAAAATGTATAAGTGTTTAAATCAAAATTCAGATG